ACATTGTTAAGATGAAATTGGGCTATCTCTATTTCTTCTTCAATAGCTTCTAAGGCATTAATGTAAGGTGGTAATGAATAATGCTTCATACCGGGTCTTGGTTCGTAATGCACCAAAATACATCTATCGTGAATTACCTTTGGGTCATACTTTGGTAGTTCTAATATTTTAGGATTAAAATTAGTTTGTCGGTTTATAGGTGTTGAGAATCTTGTTTCCCAGTCTAAAGAATAAAGATAAATAGAACTGTCGTTTCTATCTTCTGCAATACGGTCTATGTCTATGTTATAAACCTCAATAGGTTTGCCAAATTGGTTTCTTAATATTTCAAAGGCATAAGAGTTATGTATCTCAAAGTTAGTCCAAGTCTTTTTAATTAAGGCATCCCAACTTTCAAATGGATTAGGTCGCTTTAAAAATTGCATTGCCTTAGCAACTTCAATCATATTAGCTTTTTCAGGATTAATAAACAATCCCCTTCCTACTCCATAACTTATCTTGCCGTCTACTACTGCACCGTGTGTATTGCCTTGATTGTAAAGGTCAATAAGATAAATAGGAAATAGGTTATCTATGCCTCTGCTTATCCATCGTTTGCCGTTGGTGTATCCTTCAGCAAATGATGGTCTATTATAAACGGACAAATCAACCGAATAAATATTTGGTTCTGTTTTAATCGGTTGTTTCATAAACTATTGGTGCTACGTTCAATGTGCTTTCAAATTCGGTTTCTGTCAATGCTATTACTGGCACTCTTGCTATTCCTGTTTCCAATAAATACTCATCACTTGGAATAGTCTGTGTTACTACTGATTTTTCATATACCTGATAAATGTAATCTCCCGAAATTAAAGTCACGTTTGCAGGTTCTGTTAAATTGAAACGGTTGTATCTTTCAGGGTAAACACTTGTGTCAGTTAAAAAACAAGTACTAACTTTATTGGTTGTCTTATTCGTAAACACAAATAAATAATATGGATTTGTTAAAGTAACATTTTCTGTTAAAGTCAAATCTAATATACTTGTGGCTGCTCTATTAATTATAACCATTTCCTTAATAAGTAAAATATTTAAAATTGTTTATAAAACAAAAAAGGCTGTAATTACTTACAGCCTCCTTTGATAGTTTACTAATGATTATCCTGATATGTTTCCACTAAATGCAGGGAAGTATATTGTAGGCATATTACTTGGTTCAGCCGCTTCAAAGTTAAGCGTGTAACCGTTCATATCTCCATACGCTTTTCCTGCTGTTGCTTCACTTGGTGCTAAATTGACACCGTTGTCAACTCCTTGAAGCCAGTAGAATCCATTTTGGTCTTTGGCAATTAATAATAGGTCAGCCTGTGCAAGTAACAATATCTCTCTTTGCTTTCCTACTTCCATTTTACTTAAAAGTAATTGGGCTGTTTGGGCAAAAAATACTGTTCCATTTTCTTCACTTGTAGTGATTGATTCACCAAAAGTTGAAGTCTGCTTACGTGGTATATATTTATACCACGCAACTGTTCCTGTATAGCTTGTTACTTGACCACTTGCATTCTTTGTTACGGCAAAGTCAGTAGGTCGGTTTGCTAAGAAAAACTCCTTAACACCTCCTGTTGAATCTTTACAACCTTTTACGAATCCTTGGGTTAAAGCACACGGCATAATTATACTAATATAAATTCTACGATTTCAGAAGGATAAGCAACCTGTACACCCATTTTAAATTTGGCAGTATATCTCATTTTGTCGCTTTCCAATATTTTCCACTCAACCTTATCAGAATCATCCAAAAGGTCAAAACCTTTGAAGAAGTTACGCTTTTGTCCAAGATAAAGTTTACTTGTTCCTGTTAATCCCGGTACTCCTACCAAAGTAACATTCTTACCAATTACACCCATTTCGTAATTAACCCATTTAGTTTGGTCAACGTGATAAAGGTTTGCAGTTTCTAAGGCTTGAACGTAAAGGTCAAACACATCAGTTCCTACAAATAATACTTGGTCGTTAGCGTGTTTTAGTTTCTCTGTACGTGCTGCACACATTGCGTTAACAATTGCAATAACGTTTGAAGTTGTAATACCTGTTGCTACTGTTACGTTACCTGTGTTACCGTTGATTGCTGTTGCTGCTGTGATTATCTTGATAAAGCCATCAAACATTGCCAATACTGCATCACCTGAAGAGGTGTTACCTTGCCAAGTTGCTACTTCAATATTTTCTACGATTAAGGCTTTAAGTTCATCACTCATTTGAGCACCTAACTGTGCTGTGATTTCATCCTCTCCTGCTGCACCCGGTGCAAGTAACATTTGAGTCCACTTTGGTAACAAAGCATCCATACAAAGTTCGTCACGGTATCCAATTTTAGAAACGGTGATTTCACGCTGTGTGAATGTTGCACTACCTGATGCTACTAAATCACATCCTGTGGCTTCTTGTGGATACGCTGTCAATGCAAATAATTGCAATGCATCTGTCTTTTTTACTCCTGCTATTGGGGTTAAGTACGGTGCTGTCTTACCTTCATAATGCAGGGCTGTTAGCAATTCTCTCGATTGCTCGTTTACATAGTTTACTAAACTTGATACTACTAATCCCATTTGGTTTATTTTTTAAATTTTTCTAATTTCAATTTTTCAAACTTTGCAGTTTGTGCTTGTATTAATTCTTGTGCTGACATTTGCACTGTATCTGTTTTCACGGGTTGTGATGGTGTGCTTACAGGCACTTCAGATAACGCCACAAATGCTTCGTTTAACAATTCATTAATCTTGTTATGATTTGCTATCTTAGCTTCCAATTCCGCAAACTTTAACTCAACCGCTTTTGCATTTTCTACAATGCTCATTTTAAGTTTTTCTGTTTCGGTTTTCATATCATCCATATGCTTACCCATTTCTACCATGTCAGGTGATTCTGCTTCGGGTATTTCTGATTCTACTACTTCTGAAATTACACCATCCAAAACTACTACCTGTGTTCCATCTACTAAAGTGTGTGAACCATCAGGTGCAGGAATATCACCATCAGGTGAAATTAAAGACATAACACTTCCAACTGCTAAAGTTGGTGTTGCTCTTACTGCTTCGCCTGATTCTAAAGTTGTTTCAACATAATCAGCCGCTTCTACTTCCTCAACTACGGGTGGGGGTGTATCGTATTCCGCAAATGCCACCTTGATTTTGTCACGTAAATTTGTTAATTTTTCTATTGTTGTCATTTTATTAATAAGTTACTATTTACTATTTGTTTAATTTACTAAGCATCTGTTCAATTTCTTTAATGATTGAATCCTCACTTACTTGTGGGTCTAAATTAAATTGACCTTCTAAACTGAACCCTACAAACTTGCCCGATTTTACATCTTCCCAAACTTGGTCATCTTCTATTTTATAACCTACATACCAAGTTCCATAAGGTAAAGAATCAAACGGTGCAGGATTTGGTATTCCTTTCTTTTCGTCTGAAATAAAAGATTCCATAAGGTAGGCTTGAACTGGTGAACCTTGATGGTTAGTATTTACTGCTGTGGTGTTTTGAGATTTAAAAAACTTTTCTCTAATTTTACGAATGTTCGCTTCTGTGCAGGTAACGTTACATTTTCCTATCCCTTCAAACTCCCTATAAATTAATTGGTTTGGTATTAAAACTGCACCAAAGACAATACGTTCTTCCTCATTTTCTATTGAGAATTTTACTTGCTGCTCTTCAAATGCAATCCAACCTACCTTTATTGCAGGTCTATCTACCAATGACATACAAGTAATTCCTATCTGTATGCTGTCATCTACTGACATTTGTAATACTGGTAATTCCATATCCTAATAAGTACTAAATTTATTTTTGTTTATTTTACAACTGCTTTGGCTGTGATTCTATCTGCTGCTATTGTAGCTTCTTGGATGTCTTTTTGTACTACAAATACTTTAACAGGGGGTTGCTTTTGTTGTGGTTGGTTTGGGTTCTGTGGTTGTCTTATTTGTGTGAATCCTGTTGTTGGTGCTTGAATACCTCCACCACCAGTTCCACCGCCACCACCTCCGCTTGTATTTGTGCTGCCTGTTCCTTTAAAGGTTTGTTTTTTAATTATTACTAACTTTGCTAAACCTTGTGCTACTGCTACGGCTGCACCTAATATAGATGTGGTTTGAGTAACATCACCTGTTTGCAATCCGTTCTTATATGCTAATGCTGCTGCTTGATAAGTAGTAATAACAGTTTCTGCTATTGCCATTGCTTTGTTACGTTCAAAGGCTTTCTTTTGTGCTGCTTCTGTCGCATTATCACCCTCTTGATTTAATGCTCTTAGCAATTCAAACCCTGCTGTTATTGCTTGAGATTTTAAAGATTGTAATGATTCTTCATACTTTTTCTGTTCTTCTAATGACTTAGTATTTGATTTTGTATTTATCTCATTAGTTGCATTTGCTATCTCTAATTCTGTGGCTGTTGTATCTATCCCATAATCTTTTTGTGCAACTAATTTAGCGTTAAGTTCTCTAATTTTTACATTTTCAAGTTCTTTTGCAAATGCTTCATCACTTGTTTTATTTTTAATATGATTGTTAGTTATTTCAAGTCTTTGCTTATCAAAATATTGTTTAGTTAATTCTTCAGTTAAAGCTAACTCATCATCTTTTATTTTTTTTAAATCATCTTGGAATTTCTTTTCTTGTTCTAATTTCTTTTTATTATTTTCTTCAATTTGATTTCTTTCAATATTTCCTCTCAATAGAAGAGTGGCACTATCAAATTTTATCAGGTCAGCATTTACTAATTCAGCCGCCTTTCTTTCTGCTTCCCTCTTTGCATCAAATTCAACAAGTTCTTTTTCGTTAGCATCTTTTATTAAATCCAACTTAGACTGAAAATCAATAGCAAGTCTTTGCTTTTCTTTTTCTGCTGCTACTTTTGCATCTTCAATAGCTTTATCAGTATCTTTCTTAGCTTGTATTTTAGCATCATCTGCTAATTTCTTCTTATACTCCGCTTTACTATTTTCAATTTCATTTGTTTTATCAGCATACTCTTTAGCTTTATCAATGCCACTTGCATTTGCTCTGCCTAATATACGTTGCTCTTCTAATAATATTTCTTGTTTCTTTTTGAATATTGCTTCTGCTGATGCACCATTTGCTTCTAATGATTTTAGTTCACGATTAAGTTGGTCAATTCCACCTTCTCTTGCAGCATTTAATTTTTCAGTTTTATCATATTGTTTTTCAAGTTGCTCGTTAAGTTTTTCTTTTTCATCTTTAGCTTTTTTATCTGCTATGGCTTCCGCATCTATGGATTCATTGTATTCAAGTATTTTACTAATTAATACACCAACTGCTATAACTAATAATCCTATTCCTGTTGATGCTAATGTGGCTCTAAATACTTTCATTGCACCTGTTGATGTTCCAACAGCAAACGCATAAGCCTTTTGTGCTGCTGTCATTGTGCCAGTTGCTTGAGCATCTGCTATTTTTGCAGCAGTTAAAGATGTAAATGCGTTAACTACTCCACCTTTTATTTGATTTCCTAAATCAACAAATGACTTTCGGGCATCCATTACACCCTGAATACCATCAGCAAATGCCATTGTAGCCTGTAATTTAGCTATGGTTTTCTCTATATCTTCGCTTGTATTACCAAATAAAACGGCTGCACCACTTGCCGCTTGAAATCCTCGTACTACTCCGTTGGTTAATGTTGAAAGTCTTGCAAACTTATCAGGGTTTAAACCATTTACCTTTTCGTTTAAATCACCCATCTCATCCTTTAAGGATGCTAATTTAGCTGCTGCCTTTGTAGCTTCAGGGCTTAACTCCCCAAACTTACGGGCTAATGCAATAGCTTCTTCTTTGGCTTCCCTTAATTCGGTCTTAATACTTTTTACCGACTTATCAGAACTACCTTTGTTTATTTCTAAGTCTAAACTTATTTTCTTTTCTGCCATTATACTATTACTATTTTATAATAAATTACTAATCTAATATCTGTTGTTCCACTTAACCAAGTTCCATCTATTGATAGATTTACATTTCTTAAAAGATTGTAACCTCCTGTTACCGTTCCTAATCCATAACCTGTTGTTAATCCTAACCAATTAACTCCTAAGATGGTTGCCATTAAAGTTGCATCAGTATCTGTTTTTAATTTTATATCTCCTGTTCCTGTCCAACTATATCCAGTTCCCGTATTCATTGCTTCTAATGCAAATCTTGTAATATCATAATATTCATTTGCTGCTAATTGTGGCAATACTTCCGTTACTGCACCTCCATCTATTGCTTTTAAAAATGCATCATCTACTGTAAACTCTGTTTTATATTCAGCTAAACAATTATTGAACATTGCACCATCACGATTCATTTCAGCACTATCAGAATTAAATAAAAATACTCTATCGTTATAAACCTTAGTGCTGTCTGAACCTAAAATAAAAACATCTTTTACTCCTATTGGCACATTGTTATTTGAACCTTTTACAATAGTATTAACTCCCGAATTAATATTGTCACTACCTCCATAGTTTTTATCTGTTCTAATAGTATTACCATCTACTCCTAAATTAATATTATAACGATAAGGTAATGGTTTGCCACTATCATATACTCCTGTGCCACCTCTTAATATTTTTACAGAAGTTGCTTTAGCTGCTTCACGATTTACTTTTAATAATCTACATTTGGTTAGTTTTGTTCCGCTTATATCAAAGTCTTCAACGCTTAACAATCTATAATAGGCTTCTTTAATAAAATATTGCTTTCTAAAACTTAAAGTTATAAAATCAAATACTGATAAATCAAAATAGGCTTCTAATACTTTAGAGTTTTTATTGGTTATATCTAATACTGTTTGTTCCCAATATGCCTTATAAAGATTGTTGTCCGTAACTTCTATGTCTGGTCTTACTCCTAATGCTGCATCATAATACACATTTATTAAACTACCATAGTTTAAGTCAAACGTAGGGTTATATGGATTGTCTAAATGTCCTGCATAAGGATATGTAGTTTTAGATGTTAATAATGCAGATTTTAAAAACCATCTTTTACAAGGTAATAAACCACCCCAATAAAGTATTCTTATTTTAGATTTACCTTGCTTGACCTGATTGTCTTGGTCTACAAATGTAAAATCACTTACTATTTTGTCATCACCTGTTAAATTACTTAATGGAGTTGCTGCAAAGATTGGTTTTATCTCTTTTGTTTCGGTTAAGAAATCAGTTTCAATATCAATAAATTCACTTCCATAAACTTCTTTATTTGCTGTATAATAAGAGTTGTTAAGTCTGTCGGTGTCTTGCTCGTAAGTAAACTTGTAACGTTTTTGTTGGTTCATTCCCATAGGTGTAAAAACAACGTTTTGTCCTATGTCTATTTTGGTTGTCCAATCAACTACATCAGATGTGTAGTAGTCTTCACGTGGCTCTATTAATAATGTCTTATCGTTTATTTGGTCAAAGTAAAGATTAAACATTTTACTTAAACTTAAAATAAAATCTTTTTGTAAATAATCAGAAGGCAATAAATCACTAACATTTATAGTATCTCCTAAAACTATTTCAGGCTGTGGAATATTTTGAAGAAATAATGAATTAATAGTAACATTCATATCACCGTTTACTTTAGAACCTAATTTTATATTTAAATAACTTGCATCAAGTTCTACATAAAAATTAGTAGCAACCAAATAAACCTTATCTCCTGTTTGTAATAAGTGTGTATTTGAAGTTTGCTTTAATGTTGATGTTGCTGAAACTTGCGTACTACCTGTAAAAGTATTAAATATTATTGTCCATAAATCTGCATATTCTCTAATTCCTGAACGTTCTATTACTAAATTTATTGAACAACCACCTGTTAATACTGGCTTACTTGTAGTAGCTGTCATAAACATTTCAGCTTCTATTCCAAATTTATAATTACCACTGTCGGTACAAGTCCATGTATAAGTACCTGTATTAAATCCTCCGTAAAAGTCATTTGACAATAAATGACCTCCAACTGTTCCTGTTGCTGTGGTTAATTGTAATATAGGCTGACTTGCTTTATCATTGTAGTTTCCACTTGTAGCCGTTTGTGATGTTCCTTTGCCTACTGTAAAACTACGTGCCACTATTGTTCCGTTAGAATTAAGTAGCTTTTCTTGTGTAAAAGGAAGGATTAAACTTTTAAATCTTGTGCTATTTAAAAAGGCACTTGAATAACTCCATCCTGCTGCCGTGAATATTCTATCTATAATGTCCTTAACAAATATTGCAGGTCTAAATTGAGTAACACTTAAAGTATTTATATTATTGGTTAGTCCGTAGTTAATCATTGGATATACATATCCAACACCTAATGTTGG